CTTTTAGGAAGATAAGTATGGTAAAACGTAAAATTCGCCATTACACTTTTGTTTTTTAATTTGCTAAAAACGGCGTTTTAAATGTCCAAAGGTGTAAAACATATGGTTTGTGTAAAAACCCACATAAAAAGAATATAATAAAATATATAAAATGGAAAAAATAGAAAATATCAATATAAATAAACTACTTAATAGAGAAGAAAAGGTAACTGAAATTAAAAATATCCTTAAAGATTTTGAAGCCAATAAAAATAACTTGCTATTTAAAAAAGGCATATATGTATACGGAGATCCTGGCACAGGAAAAACTACATTTGTTGTTAATATTCTAAATGAATTGGGTTATGATATTATTAAATATGATGCTGGGGATATAAGAAATGCTACAGTGATTGAAGACATAACAAAACACAATATGTCAGACACAAATATAATGAGCTTATTTAATAAAAAAGTAAAAAAAATAGCAATAATTATGGATGAAATTGATGGGATGAATAATGGTGATAAAGGAGGCATAAATTCATTAATTAAATTGATTCGTCCAAAAAAAACAAAAAAACAAAAACTTGAGGAAAGTACTATTAATCCTATTATATGTATAGGTAACTATAAGGTTGATAAGAAAATTAAAGAATTAATGAAAGTATGTAACATAGTTGAATTAAAAACACCCAATCAAGTTCAAATGTTAAACATAATAAATGGGTCATTTACAGATATTGACACAACCATTAAAACTAATCTAATTTCATATGTTCAGGGAGATTTAAGAAAATTAAATAAAATGTATAATCTATATAAAAATAAACCTGATATTTTTACTTCTGAAATTATAAATAGCATATTTCAAATTAAGTCTTATAATGATGACACAAAAAAAATCACAAATAAGTTATTGAAAAACCATTATACATTAGAAGAACATAACACAATAATGAATGAAACTGATAGAACAAGTGTAGGGTTATTATGGCACGAAAATGTAGTGGATGTAATCGGTAAAATAGACAAGAAAAAATCTATTCCTTTTTACATTTCGCAATTGGATAATATTTGTTTTGCTGATTATATTGATAGAATAACATTTCAAAAACAAATATGGCAATTTAATGAGATGAGTTCTTTAATTAAAACATTTAAAAATAATAGGTTATATCATAAGGAATTTAACGATAATAGTAATAGCAATAGTAATAGCAATAGTAATAGTAATAGTAATATACAAGAAATTAGGTTTACTAAGGTATTAACAAAATACTCTACTGAATATAACAATTTATTATTTATCCAAAAATTATGTCAAAAATTAGGAATGGACAAAAAAGATTTGATAGGTTTTTTTATTGAATTGAGTAATAAGTATAGCAATTTAGAAGTCGCCAATATTTTAGAGAACTATGAAATAACTAAATTAGATATTAATAGGATTTATAGGTATATAGAAAAATACATTAAAGAAAATGCTACAGGAACAGCTGAGAATGAGATTGATGAAGAGGATAATGACTATAACGATCTTGAAGAATTATAGTAAATTTTATATAATAAATATTAAACTTTATTTGATTTAATATTTAATTAATTTATTTATCTACACCCTTGAAAATTTAGACCTTTTTTATTAAATCAAAAAAAGAAATTCATGGCGTATAGTCTTTTATGTTGTCAATCCACGCATTTTTATATCCTTTCCTAAATTCTTTATTAAATGTATGTGGGTGTTTTTTTGATAAAAAAGATACTATATAATTATATACTTTATTATACATTATTTATAATAACTGTATTTTTTATTTTTAAATTGTTTTAATTATAAAAATGATTTTAAATTTTCAAGGGTGTAAAATTATTTAACGATTAGGGTTATTTGATAACTCATGACGATATTAATATCTGCTCTTTTTCTCTAACCTCATTTCGGCTAATCTAGCATTGTGATTTTTTTCCCATTCAAATATAGTCTCATCGCTAACTGTCGCGTGTAAATGTGACATATAATGGTGGGGGGAAGAATAAAATAATGTATTCGAACCATTCGCACTTCTACACTCTCCGGTTGATAACCCTACCTTAAAAAAAATATACTCGTCATTTGATCCAACTAGGTAAGAATAATATTCTCCGGTTTCAGCGTTTCTAATACGACTACCACCATCACCAGAAGTATAAATATCAATCTTTTTGTTTTTAAATTCCCCATCTTCCCTTTGAACCATTCTATAGACCGAACTATAACCACGATCCAATCTTTTTGATTGTTCAATTATTTGCTCCTTAGTAATTTCATTATCAATGTCGTTTGGATCAATGGGATTGTAATCTTCGTCTTGGTACATATTATTTTATATATTTATAATATACATTATCTTTAAACCATTTTAAATATTATTATTGTTATTATTACTAAGTTGTTTTAGCTTTTCCATATGCATAGTAATCAATTCTTTTATTTTACCATTTAAATAGTTTACCTTTTCTTTTAACTGGTTATTTTCTAGTGATAGCTCTTGAATTGTCATAGTTAGTTCACTAATCTTATTTTGTGTAGCTTGTGGATTTGTAAGCATATTAATTTTATTTAATGTATCCTGATATTCGTGATGTTTTTTCATTTCCTCTTGAGCTTTAGTTTCTCTTTCAATTCTAATTTCTTCCATTTGTTTTGTTACATCAGGCTTATTTGAAGGCTTACCAGGGTCATAGTTATTAAGCAATAAATCTATGTCTTCTGTAAAAAACTTTAAAATTTCGGGTTCTTTTACAAAATCATTTGGAAGTAAAGGTGTTTCATGTATACATGGATTGGGCATCTGTTTCAATAATTCTTTCTTATCAAATGAATTATGATTATGCGAAAAAACTAAGATTGTTTTTTTGGGGTCTAATTGAACAAATGGTATAGTATAATCCTTTAAAAACTTTCTCTCTTCAGCAATAGACGCATCTTCATTAAATTTAGTTTTTGTTAATAATTCTCTTTTAAACGCAAAAGTGGCTGCTGTAGAATGATTAGGACCATAAGGGCCAAATTGTAGCATCTTATTAATATGTTTAAAGTATATAAACATTGTACTTGAACCAGCACATAATGCTTTACTTGTTCTTAACATATCTACAGCATGTCTTATTCTATCTGGTGGATAATAATCATCATCATCCATATAAACAATTATTTCACCAGTAGCTTTTTCATTTGATAAATTTCTCTTTTTACCAATAGTCATTTTTTCATCATATTTAAAATATTTTACGTAAGGAATATGCGATACCAAGTCTTCAATTTTATCTGTACCGTCATCAATAATTATCCATTCAATTTTGTCTTTTGGATAAGTTTGATTTTCAATACATTTAATTATTATTGGAATAAAAGGTCGTCTATTAAAAGTTGGTGTACAAATGCTAACAAAAGGAACCTTTGGAATTTTAGATTTATTTTTGCTATCTTTTCCCATATAATTAATTAAATGACGTTTATTTAAGTAATTATATTTCTTTAATTTCTTTAAATTTTAATAAAACAAAATAAAATTAGACATTGGATAAATTCTTTCCTATTTTCTTAAGTTCTTTTTTTATATTATTTCCACCATTTTGTCCTATCAAGATGTTATATAAAAGTCCATGTGACTGCTTACCAGTTTTAACATTATTACATGTTTTTTTAGCTTGGTCATAACTTACAGATGGTGATAAATTAGTTTCAGATATGGGTTTAAAAATATTTATAGAAATAATTCCCCAGTATATTAAACCAAGTGTAATTATTGAAAATATTCCCGGAATAGTACCTAAATTTGAAAACGCTAATGAAACTACAAATAAACTTATAATACTAACAATTGTTATCTTATAATATTTAAGGACTTCTATAATTAAAGAAAATGATGTTATTGACTTACCGTTTAATGAACCTTTGTAAAATAAACATGAAAAACAAGAATAAAATAATGCTACAAACGGTATAAAAGATATTAGTGGAAACCCTATGAAAAATATAATAATAAACAATATAACTAAACCTATCGCTATCCACCAATCAATAGGAGTTAATATAGTAACATTAGACCATTTTGGTTTTCCATCACCTGACTCATTCGTATTTTTCTTAAAAAACCAATACATATTAGCAAACCATAAATAAATGAAATAAAGTCCATTTATCAATACACCAAAAGCAAATAAAAAGGCAACAATTATAGGTCCCAATCCTATTATTAATGCTTCGGGCATACTATTCAAAAAATTCATTATGGTATTTATGGTTGAGTAGTCAAACTGTAATAGCGATTCTGTTATCGAAATAAAATAATTTGCTAAAGGGTTAGATGATGGTTTATCTTTGTATTCTTTAAACATATCTAACATTATATTTTTCGTGTTTTTGCTGTCATATGGTATTTCTAATTTCATTGACATTTCTGGGTCAGTAAAAGTAGTAAAAATATTTGTTTTTATGGGTTGAATATTAGGCACTGCGTCTTCATAAGGGACACAGTTTGATTCTGTAGGTAAAATATTTGTTTGAGCTAATTTACACACAAATAATATTAAGCTACTACTTGAAAAATATAATAAAATAATTAAAATTATTGTTATTAAAGAGACCAAAAAACTTTGGATACTTGATATTACATTTGTTGTTGTTGAGTTTGAATTATTTGCGTTTTTTTTCTCATCTATAGCACTTGTGTCGGACATTTACTTATATTAAAATGATATAAAAATAATAAATATATTGTTGTTTATTATTTTTAGGTCTTCCTTTCTAAAGCTGGAGAGAAAATAATATATAATTATATATATGAAATTTTCAATAAACCAATTTAAAGTACTATTAATGTTTATATTATGTACATTCCTATTATATTTAATATTTAAAATGACTAACTATTTATCTCATAACGGTTATATTATGGAGTGCTTTACAAATAATGTTATTCAAGAAAATATTAACGGTTCAACTAGTCATACTGTTAATATGCCGTTAACTACCACATATAGTTGTCAAAATTTTTGTGGTCCCACTTCCAGATGTGCTATTACTGGACATCAATGTTTTACTGATGTAGATTGTCCAGGTTGTCAACAACAAAGTAACGGTAAAACTAACGCTAAAGGTTGTATTCCCGGTAACGATGATGCTGGGAAATTAACTACTGGCGTTACGCCATCTTATTCTCCCTTAACAAGTGGTTATGGAACTAATGAATTAATAATAACTAATAATATGAATGAAAAGCCTGCTCAAGCAAATTACGGAGTAGATGTTTGGGGTGAATCATTTAATAAAGGACAAGCTTTATTTAACAAACGGTATAAGCCTAATCAACTTCAATATATGCCAAATTACCCAACCCAATATAGTTTAACTGGTGAATTTGTTGCTGACGGACCGTTACCATCTAATTATTAAATAAATTTGATTTATGATTTATGATTTATGATTTATCTATAAGCACTTCTTTAGCTATTCTTCTTATTATTTTGTCTTCATTATCCGCATCATTATTACCTGTTCCACCCATTGCTTCTATAACTAACTTACTATAGTGGTCCGAATATTTCGACTCACTATAATTACACCCTGGATGCAGTTCTTTATATTTAGGTAAAAGTTTTTCGTTTTTAAAAGCCACTCGTTTTATTGCCTTACGTAGTTTAAGTTTCTGTTCATTTTCCTTTTCCCATTTATCGTCATCTTTTATGTAAATTATTTCGCGTTTTTTGTCAGCACAATGGACGGGACGTTTATGTACATCTAAAGCCTTTAAATTTTTAACAATAATGTTCGAAATACCCTCTACAAAACCCAGCTTGCCAACCTCTTCTAAATCTGATAACTGAAGTTGAAGAGAATCAATAAAATCATTTATATTCATCGCATCTTTACAGGTCTCATTTAAAAACATATTTAGGTTAAATGTCTTATTGTTATTATGGGAGTTATTGTTTATTTGTGTATTATTGGTTACATTTCCACACATCTCAACAAGTTTGTTTGTAAGTTCTTGGTTATGTTTTTGTGCCTCGTTATTTAGTGTTACTAGTTCTTTATTTTGTTTTACTACTTCTAAAACTAAATCTGTTAGCATTTTCATATCGTGATGTGATGATTCTTGATATGTTTTTACTATATTAGATTGATTATTTTGATGCTCACATAATTTTTTATGCTTTGCTAATCCTCTACTATATTTATATTCTCTACCGCAATTACATTTATAACTAAATTCTTTACCATTATTTTGCTCAATTTGCTCAATTTGCTCAATATTCGGCTCCATTGAGTAGGGTTCGGCTCCAAATTGAGCATTTTTTGGCTCCAAATTGAGTTTTAGGTGTTTAGCAGTTAGTTTATGTCTATTATAATTTAATTTTCGTGATGTTAAATAGTCACAAGAATCACAGTAAAAGTATTTTTTATGTTTTTGCTCAATTTGCTCAATGTTTGGCTCCAACAGCTCCATAATTATAAGGAAGAAAAAAATCTTTAAGTTTTTTTTAAAAAAAATATCATAACAAAAATATTAAAACATCGTTTAAATTGACACCATAATTTTTCACTATCAAGCAAAAAATTTTCGTCAGTAAGAAGTGTTTTGGCTTTTAAAAAATGGACAAAAAAAATGTCCTTTTTTCAAAAGTTAAAACACTTTTCAAAAATTAGGTCTTCTACACAACACTTCTTTTTGTAGTGGACGAAAAAATGAAGTTTTTCAAAAAATCTGAAAATCCCCTACATAGTGTAGTGATTCGGTCTTTAAGTAGGAAAATTATATATAATTTATATAATGGCAAAAAAATATAGCAGAAAAAGAAGTAAAAATATATTAAGAAAAAATAGACATAAAAAAACAAGAAGGTATAGAAGAAATAAAATGGGTGGACATCCAAATGAAAATTTACCACATTGGCACTTATATGTTAAATTACCGTCAGGATCAACAGTTGAGTTAAAAGAACTTTTTGAAAGATCAGGAGTAGGAAAAAATTCACATGTTGTGTCAGGAACTGTTGGTGATATTTATAATTTAGTTGAAGATAGAATTGGGAATACTAAATCCTTTATGTTATATTGGAATGGAAAAAAATTAGATAATCGTGAAAGAAAAATAAGACAAATAATGGTAGAGGGACAAAAAATACCGTTATATAATGGTAGTAATTTCACTCCTATTAAAGTTGAATATGATGATTCATTAAATCCTATATATGTAGAATCACACGATTTAGATTTAGCTGATTTAAGAGCACCACAAACGCCACGTTAAACGAATTAAATAATACTATTTTTTATTTTTATTATTATACTGTTTATTCATATAAATTCCGCATGGACCACAGTGATCCTCGTTTGCTAAATCTATTTTATGATTTAGTTTTTTATTACAAGTTTCAATACTCCATCTACCTAGTGGAGGTTTTTCTGTTTCTTTTTTAACAATATTTTTAATAATAGATAAAATTCGTATCATCCTTATAAATCTTTAAGTAAGTTTAATAATACATAAACTTACTTAATCAATTTTTTTTTAAAAAGAATTAATACCAGTTATTCCTCTTCCAATAATTAGACCATGTATATCATGTGTTCCTTCATATGTATTTACTGCTTCAAGATTTAACATATGTCTTATTATATGATATTCATCTGATATTCCATTTCCGCCTAAAATATCACGTGATATTCTAGCTATATTCAGTGCCTTTAAACAGTTATTTCGTTTTATAATAGAAATATTTTCTGGAATTATTGTATCTTCATCCATCATTCTACCAACCCGTAAAACAGATTGTAATCCAAATGTTATTTCTGTCAACATATCTGTTAATTTAAGTTGAATTAATTGATTCGATGCCAATGGTTTATTAAATTGTTTTCTCTCTAAAGCATAATGCCTTGATCTTAGATAACAATCTTCAGCCGCTCCTAGAACTCCCCATGCTATTCCATAACGGGCATTATTTAGACACATAAATGGTGATTTTAATCCACCTGATAATGGCAATAAATTTTCTTCTGGAACTACTACATTATCCATAAAAATCATACCGGTATTTGAGGCTCTTAATGAAAACTTCCCGTCTATTTTTGGAGATGTTAAACCTTCCATTCCTTTTTCCAAAATAAAACCTCTTATGATATTATTTTCATCTTTTGCCCAAACAATAAAAATATCGGCAATAGGTGAATTTGTAATCCAATTTTTACTTCCATTTAAAATATATTTACCGTCTTTAAGAACTGCTTTTGTTTTCATACCAGATGGGTCACTTCCATGATCAGGTTCGGTTAATCCGAAACAACCAATTAAATTACCTTTTGCTAATTCGGGTAGAAATCTATCTTTTTGTTCTTGTGAACCAAATTTGTATATAGGATACATTACTAATGATGATTGAACACTAGCGCAACTTCTATAACCACTATCAACTCTTTCAATTTCGCGCATAATTAATCCATACGATACGTAGTTAACACCAGCACATCCATAACCTTTAATGGTTGGACCTAACAACCCTATTTTACCCATTTCTCTCATTATATTTTTGTCAAACTTTTCATTTCTAAATGAATCAACAATGGTTGGCAATAAATTATCTTTTGAAAATTCATAAGCTAAATTTTTTACTGATTTTTCCTCTTCATTAAGTTGATTTTCCAATAAAAAAGCATCCTTATAATTAAATAAGTTTCTAGAAATGATTCTATAAAAGTTTATATTTTTAAATATATTATTATGTCTTAATAACATTATAATATAATAATGGTCATGTATTTAAATCTATTTTACTTAATATTAAGTAGCATATAATAATCCAGCATTTCCACCAACAAATACGACCATATTTACTCTCTCTTCAATCAAATACATATTAAAATTGTAATCATAAATTCTCCAGGTCGGCTTATTAATGCCAATAATATCACCAGTAGATGGGTCACAAATTGTTAAAACCTGTGCGTAAGGATCAGCTGGTGGTGATATGGTAGTTAGCTCAAATTGAATATTAGTAAATCTACTCATATTCATAGCACCAGACGGTTGAACCTTAAAAGGGTCAGTATCTAAGCAAAAATTATAACAATATAGTCCAGGAGGAGCGAAACCAGCAGTTCTTACATATTTTTCAACAAAATTAAATACACCTGCTGGTAAAATATTCTCTCTATATTGTCCATCCAATAATATCCCAAGAGCAACCAAAATATCTTTCAAGTTTTGAGGGTTATATACACCTGTTACATATAATCCAGACAATGAGCCATCAGGATTTAGACCAGGACCTAATAAAGGTGGACCAGCTGGGTCAGGATTCGGGACATCACCAGCTGTTGGAGCTGCTGTTACATCTTGTGGCATATAATCATAAGGCCAATTAGTGTAATTTGACCACTGATTTCTTAAATTAACATCACTTCTTTGAAAATAAAACATCCAGCTAATAACCATTCCTAAAGAATCTAAATCTATTCTGTTTTGTCCTGTGATATTGTAGAAAGGTTTTTCATATATTTGCTTGATTAAATATTTTTGTTCATTTTTAGCAAATATTGTTGCTTCATCATCAGATAGAAAACAATATGTACAATTTAAATTAATATCAGCAAACCAATTTGTTCTCGTATCTACATAAGATGTAGGACCTAATGTTTCATCAGGTGGAGTTTGTAAAAATCGGTATAACTGCATATAATATTGATTAAAATTTGGAGCAACAACAGGATAATTATTGGTATAATCCATTACATCTCTAATTGTAAACCACTCATTAATTGGTCTAAATGTAACATTAATCGATAATTCGTTATATTGAAGCGCAACTAATGGGAATGCTTGTGTTGATAATAAGTTAAACCATGAACCAAGTGGAATCCATAGTGTTTTACCCATAATTGATGGCTGAGCACCTGCTTGACTTGTAGTATAATAAGCATTTGGATAAGCATTTACTCTCGCACCATAATTAGCTGGATCATTTAAATCTGTTGTGTTACCTATCATTTCGTTAAATAAAGCTAACTTTTGCGCATTAAAGTCCCTTAATGCTGAAGTGAGAATATACTGACCTGAATATTGCTGTAGTTGTTGATTTCCACAATTAATTGTTATTTTGCTGATGATTTGAGCGCCTAAGTTAGCTATCCATTGAAAAGAATATGGCGCCCAATCAGTGTAAACAGTTGTTTCGTCTGGTTGTTCTACAGCTTGTGGAGGAATTATAGGTGACCAAATATTTGGTAATGTGACACATATATAGCAGTCCATAAGCAAATCAGCGTACCTTTTGACCTTAAACGTAAATGTGCTTTCAGCTGTAAGCCCTAATGAAGGTGTTCCTTCATAATCAAGACGAAAATTTTGCTTACCGTAATTTGTATATTTTTTATATGTGCATTTAAAAAATGATTTTGAAGGATTTCCATTTAAAATTACATTAGCTTGCCCTTGACTAACTAGTTGCATAAGACCTCCGGCCATATTAAGTATATAATAGTATTATTTTTTAATTCTTAATTTCATCATAATATAATTTAATTATTATTTCTAAAAATTAAAAATAATACAATATATTAGTAATGTCAACAAATCCAACCGATTATTTAAGCGCAATTAAAAATATGGATGAAAATTTTCAAATGTATATGATAATCGCATTTACACTTATAATCTTAATTATTTTTATTGTTTATCTTGTATATCTTAGTAGATTAGAAGGAAAAGAATGCGACTTTATGAATAGTCTTTATCCGTCAGTTGATGGAAATTTAAGACCAATAACTTCTGGAGACCCAGATTGTAGTGGTAATCTTTATGATTATTATATAAAGACTGCTTATAATGCGTGCTCGGGTGGTTCATATAAAAATGATTTCGTAGATGTATGTAACCTTAAAGCACTCATAAAACAAGGTATAAGATGTTTAGATTTTGAGATTTATTCAATAGATAATCAACCAGTTGTAGCAACTAGCACAAGCGACAGTTATTTTGTTAAGGAAACATTTAATAGCGTTAACTTCGGAACGGTTATGGACACAATTAAGAATTACGCTTTTTCTGGAGGCACTTGCCCAAATCCAACAGATCCCTTGATAATTCATTTGCGATTTATGAGCAATAATCAGCCGATGTATGCCAATTTAGCAAATATATTTAAGTCATATACAAATATAATGCTTGGTCCTAGTTATAGTTATGAAGTCTCTGGTAAAAATTTAGGCAATGTGTCTCTGCTTTCATTACAAAATAAAATAATTTTAATAGTAGACAGAAGCAATACAGCATTTTTAGAGAACCAAGAGTTAGTTGAATATGTAAATATGACAAGTAATTCCATATTTATGAGAGAATATACATATTATAACGTTAAAAACAATCCTGATATTAATGAATTAACAGATTACAATAAACAAGGAATGACAATTGTCTTACCAGATGTAGGTAGTAATCCTGCTAATCCAAGTGGAATTGTAAGTAGAGCAAGTGGGTGCCAAATGGTGGCAATGAGATATCAATTAGTTGATAATAATCTTATGGAAAATACACAGTTTTTCGATAGTGCTGGTTATGCGTTTGCGTTAAAACCTGCTGACCTAAGATATGAACCTGTTACGGTAGCAGCACCTACACCTCAAAATCCACAATACTCATATGCTACAAGAAATGTAGCTACTGATTATTATAACTTTAACTTCTAAAAAGATATATTAAAATAATATAAATATATTATTATTATTTATATTAATTAAGTAGTAAATAATGGGATTAAGTCGCTCACGAAGTATGGTAAAGCCAGTCAATTATAATTGTCCAGTATGTATGGAAGAAGGTAAGATTCCAAATTTAGCAGGCAAGTTTTTTATTATAAACCAAACTCAATGTAAATGTAATGGGTGTAATAATGTTTTTCCAAAGAAACAATTTTTCAAGACAAATAATTTAAATAGTACCATATTTGGATAGATATATCTATAAAAAAATAATATAAAACATTTATAACATATAAATATATTATAAATATATTATAAATGATACCTTACGTAATATCAATAGCATATCCATCCAATAAAATGCCTTATTTACATCAAAATTTTGGTGTTATTCAAAATGAAAACCTAAAAACATTTTTATTAGATGAAGTTTGTAGTTTTCTCGATGAAAAAACTGAAGAAGGTGAATTAACGAGTGAAATATCAATAGTTAATTTTTTTAATGATTACTATAAATATAGCGAATTAATTATGGATAATTTACCTTGGTCAGCAAAGATATTTTATAATAATGAGTGGATTGATGCTACACCAACTTCTGATGAAATTTGGCAACATATACAGTTACCCAAAAATATTAATGAAATTAATGATGTAATTAATGATAAAATTAACGATAAAAATTTAAACGAAATAAATGATGATGACAATGAAATATTATCTGATATGACAAAATATTTTAAAGAACTATTTAATCAAGAATTAGATATAAATATAAATGAGTTAAATAATTTAACTGACACGGAGAGATTAATGTTATTATTAAGTAAAACAATTAAATTTACTACATTAGAAAAATATAATGAAAATAAAGATTTATTCCGGAAATTTTTTAATTTATGTTTTAAATGTATACATAGAGACGTAAATGACATAACTAACAATTTGGAAAATGAATATGATAATACAAGCTCAGAAAAATTACGTGAATTAATGGAATTATATTCAAATATGGTAGAATATAAGAGTTTTTTCGGATTTTAATAAAGCCATTGTATAATATTAATATCATCATTTAAATATTTTCTTTTTATAACATCTATAATAATGCGATAAGAAATTTCCTTTGAAATATTACGAAATTTTTCAACTTCTTTAATTAAAGATAAAATACTTAATTGTGGTCCCCAATTGTATCCACAAGTAATTGTTTCACAACAAAAACATCTTATTTTAGCATATTTTAATAATAAATTCGTGTATGAAGGTTCATTAAAACGAAAATATGTGGAATATGGTTTACAATTTATATTTAATTTAGGTGGACTAATAGGATAACTAGTTGAAATAATATAATCATAGTAATTATTATCGTTAGAATTATAGAAACCAATTTTATAATAACCATTTTCTTCAGTGTCTATATTAATTTGTCCATCATAGTTTACTATTCCATTATCTATTAACTCAATTAATTCAGTTTTTATTTTTCGTTTAATTATGGTAGATGTAATTTCTGATAATATTTCGTCCAAATAATTCATTTGTAGTTCTTATATATTCTTTTCATTAAATATATTTAATATATTTAATGAAATATACAATTTATTTTAGTAAGGTAATATAGGAATGCCAAAAGAAAAAAATGTATGTAAAGATTTATCATTTGCTGATTGTGAATTGGCAATTTTACGTATGGCAGTAGATCAAGCAGAAGAAAAAATGGGTAAACGTGTCGTAAACTCAGAAGATGTTCAAAAAATTATTGATATACTAGAGGATTTTCTTAAGCGTAAAAGCCTAATATGTTATGGAGGAACAGCTATAAATAATATTTTACCGGAGGAAGATAGATTTTACAATAAAAATGTGGAAGTTCCCGATTATGATTTTTTTTCGCAAGACGCATTAAATGACGCAAAGGAATTAGCTGATATTTATTATAAAAAAGGATTTATTGATGTGGAAGCTAAATCTGGACAACATCATGGAACTTACAAAGTATTCGTAAATTATATGGGTGTAGCTGACATAACTTATATACCAAAAGAAATATTTTCAGTTCTAAAACAAGATGCTATTAGGGTTGGTGGAATTTTATACGCACCACCAAATTTTTTAAGAATGTCTATGTATCTTGAATTATCTAGACCCGCCGGTGATATTAGTAGATGGGAAAAGGTGTTAAAACGTTTAGCGCTTCTAAATAAAAATTATCCGATTACAGATATAAATTGTAACGATATAGAATTCCAACGTAAGATGGATAATAAAGAAAATGAAGAAAAAATTTATACAACAATTAAAAATACACTTATAAATCAAGGAGTAGTTTTTTTTGGTGGATTTGCGAACACATTATACTCACAATACATGCCACACAATCTAAGAAAAAAACTGGAAAATATTGCCGATTTTGATGTTTTGTCAAATAATCCGGAAGACACCGCTGAAATCGTAAAAGAAAGATTACACGATAATGGAATTAAAAATGTTAAAATAATAAAACAATCAGGTGTTGGTGAAATAGTCCCAGAACACTATGAATTAAGAATAGGTAATGATTCGGTTCTTTTTATATACAAACCGGTCGGTTGTCATAGTTATAATATTTTAATAATGAACGGTAAGAAAGTAAAGGTAGCATCAATTGACACAATGTTAAGTTTTTACTTGGCTTTCTTATATGCTGATAGACCATATTATAACCAATTTATAGATAGAATACTTTGCATGACAAAATTTTTGTTTGATGTTCAACAAAAAAATAGATTAGCCCAAAAAGGCTTACTTAGAAGATTTAGCATTACTTGTTATGGTCATCAAGAATCTGTTGAAGAAATGAAAGCCGAAAAAGCAAAAAAATACAAAGAGTTAAAAGAAAATGGAGATAAAAAACAATTTGAAGAATGGTTTTTAACTTATAGACCAGACGATAAAAAGCAATCAAAAACTACAGAAAATAAAAAAACGGACAATAATAAATCAGAAAAAAAGAAACAAAAAATAAAAAGAAAAAATAAAACAAATAAAAAAGGTTTTTTTGATTTTTATGGAAAAAAAACTAGAAAAAGCAAAAAAGAGCTATATTAATTCTCTTGTTCTATTGGACATTTTTCCATAGAGCAAAAACCACCAGGGCAATCTAAGTTATTAACATCTTCTTTCCTATTTTCTCTACTAGACTTATTATATTTATAGTAAAATAAACCAGCTAACAGTAAAATTCCAATTCCGATGTAAATAAAATTTGTATAACCAGATGAAAACTCGTCAGGAAGTTTAAGAGTTTTAGGAACTTCTAGGGAAAAAGCTGAATCAGTAATATCAATAGAATCCATTTATTATATTGATATTTTACAAATAAATGTAATTTTAAACTCAGTAAAAATATAAAAATAAATGAAAAATAAATGAAAAATAAATAAAATAATTATAAACAATAAGTTTCTAAAATTAAACTCATAATTTCAAATGATATTTTTTTAAATATTTTTACAGTTAAACTATCCTTAATATTGTTGGGTATATATCTGTTTAAATACTTTATTAAACATATCATAAAAACTATTATTCTTTCTGCTAATAATTTTGCGTTATATTTACACTTATTTATGATTGACCATTCATCTACATAACTACACATATAAGTGCTTGATTTTTTTATATAAAAAGTATGAACATCTAATAAACCAGCTAAAATTCTATGAAAATTCGTTTTTTCATTTTTGACACTTAACGCATACATAAACTTGTCAATGCTAAATAATTCCATATGTAAAATGCGTTTGTTTTTCTCTTTTTTAAATATATAAGCGTTAATTCCATCTATATATTTATTTTTATATAGTAGGTTGTTATCAATAAAAAATGGAACAAAACATGATTTAATTATGGTGTCAATTAGTTCATCTATATTTTTATAATTTGACTTAACAAATTTTTTTTTATTTTTTACATCATTATAACATATAAAAAAATTATTATTTATTTTAGAACAAATATCATCAGGTATTTTATTTTTTAATATATTTTTTATATCTTTAATTGTACTTAATGTTAAACTAGATTTAAATTCAGCATTAATTATTTCATAAAGTTCTGGCATCATATCTAAAGCATCGATATAATACAATAATCCAACAACAGCTCCAACACTACACCCAGATATTCTCTCTATTTTAATATACTTTCTTCTTTCCATTTCTTTTAAAAAATAAACGGCCCCTACAAGATAACTTCCATTAAATACCCCACCATCTAATACTAAATCAATCCTTTGAAATTGAGTTTTTGTATCTTCTGGTAAATTATCGATCAATTTATTTACATAATTTTCAATCATAAAACACTGTTAAATTATATGTATCAAAATGAATTTATATTTTTTACGAAAAAAATATATAAATGAATAATAGTATGGATAGTCTCTCAAATTGTCAGTTTTATTGTTTAACCTTTAATAATGAAGAGAATAAAAATGATATGGTTAACAGATTTAATGGGTTAAGCATAGACTGTAAATTTTATATGGGCGTTGATAAAAATGATAAGAAAATAAATCACGCAAAAAATAAATATTCTAAACGTCAAATTTCAATGTTATATAGTCACCTAGATATATTATATCATTTTTATCATAAAACTAACAAAAAATTTGCTGTCATATGTGAAGATGATATTTCACTTCATATAGATATAAAAAATATATTGCGTAAAGTTATTATAGATTTTAGTTTGCTCGATTTAGACATTTTGTTGCTTGGTTATATGTTACCATATAAATTGCGTTATCATCATTTGTTATCCAATTATAAGTTAAAATGCGATATGCCAGACAATTCTACGTTTAAATATCACAATTATCCTGATTATTTATCTGGAACACAAATGTATTTGATATCAAGGAACCACGCAAAAAAATTATTAGATAATTACTATAATAATCCTAATATTTTAAGTAATAAAATAATCATAGTGGATAAGTTATTTACAATGACAGAAAATAAAGCATTAATATATCCTATGCTTGCCATTGAAAATAATAAACAAACTGATCTATACCATAAATTTTGTAGAAATTTACACGATGATGGTAATTATATTTAGATAATTTATTATTATTTTAATATTATATTTATTATTACACCTTTGGACATTTAAAACGCCGACTTGGGCAAATTAAAAAAACAAAAGGAATATGAATGAAAATTGCTTTTTTATCGTAATTTATGTAAATCATTATTGTATTTATTTGTATTGTTATATTACCTTTTATATTTTTACTTAATAATTTATTATTTTGTCAATAAATAAATATTT